CTGGATCAGCAATTTATGCATGGATTGCAGAAGATTTATTACTTTACGGAGTTGCGTACGGAATGGTTATGGATGCTTATGCATCAACAGATGCTTCACGCATTCGTGCCTGGACAAGAATTGCACCTAACAGAGTATTTGCAAGTTTAAATGCATTATCAACAGAGATCGAGTATTACACAGTAGATGGCAAGCGTGTACCGCCGTTTGGTTTAGGATCTTTAATTGTATTTAACGGATTAGATGAGGGAATCCTAAATCGTGCAGGTCGCACAATTAAAGCAGCTGCTGAATTAGAAAAAGCTGCAGAGATGTATGCCAAAGAGCCTATGCCACAAATGGTTTTAAAATCAAATGGCACAAACTTAACTCCAGAGCGTATTTCAAGATTGCTTTCATCATGGACACAAAGCCGTCAAACAAGATCAACTGCATTCTTAAATGCCGATGTTGAATTACAAGCACTTGGATTTGATCCTGCCAAACTTCAACTCAATGAAGCCCGACAGTACCTTGCTTTAGAAATAGCCAGAGCCTCAGGCATTCCGGCTTCGTTCGTATCTGCAGAAACTACATCAATGACTTACTCAAATATGACTGCAGAGCGCAAAGCACTTATTGACTTCTCACTTCGTCCAATTCTTACAGCTATTGAGCAACGTCTAAGCCAGGCAGACTTCTGCCCTAACGGAATCGAAACACGATTTGATATTGATGATTTCTTACGTGGATCAGCATTAGAGCGTGCACAAGTTTACGAAATCCTAAACAGAATTGGTGCTATGAGCATCGAGCAAATACAAGAGGAGGAGGACTTAATCCGATGAAGATTAATTTCCCAATAACTATAACCGCAGCTGATACAAACAAGCGAACCATATCTGGAACGATTGTAAGTTGGGATGAGCAGGGTTCAACCAGCGCAGGATTAACTATATTTGAGAAAGATTCAATTGATTTTTCAAAACCTGTAAAACTTCTGATGGAACATGACAGAACAAGACCTTTGGGCAAACTTATCGAAATCACCCCAACAAATTCAGGTTTAGAGGCCACGTTTCGTTTGGCTAAAACTTTTTCTGCAGATGATGCGCTCGAGGAAGCCGCTACCGGATTAAGAGACGGATTTAGTGTTGGCGTGAAAATTAACGAATGGAAAAATGTAGAAGGCGTATTACGCATTCAAAAAAGTTCTTTACAAGAAGTAAGTTTGGTTTCAGAGCCCGCAATCGATTCTGCGAGAGTAAGTGAAGTCGCAGCAAGCACAACAGAGAATTCCGAAGCAACCGCTGAGGAAACAACCAAAGAGGAGGACAAAGTGTCAGAAATTATTTCTGAGGCTCCTATCGCGACCGAAGCGGTAGAAGCGGCACTAACTCCAGTTGTAAATGCTCAATACGTTGCATACACAAAGCCACGCGTTGATCTAAACATTACAGCCGGACAATACGCAGCAGCACAAATCAAATCAGTACAAGGCGACACAGATGCACGTGATCTAATCGCAGCATTAGCAATTGGTACAGTTTCAGAGAACACCGGAATGGTGCCACCTAACTACCTACGCGATGTAATCGGAGTAATTGATTCATCAAGGCCGTTTATTGATAGCATCGAGCGTGCACCGCTCCCTACAAGTGGCCTTAAGATTTACACTCCAGTACTTGGAAATCAAGCAATTGTTGGATTAACAGCAGAAGGCGTTGAGTACGCATCACAAGACACTGCAGTTTCTTTCCAAGAGGATAACATCGTTAAATTTGCTGGCGCAAACGTAATTAACCAAGAAGTTTTGGATCGTTCAGACCCATCATTCTTGGATCTTTTAATTCGTGAACTTGCTGCATCTTACGCACAAAAGACAGATGCTTACGCAGCAAAGATTGCATCAGAGGCAGCAGCTGGATCATCAGGTGCATCAATCTATGCAGCAATTGCTGATGGAATTGCAGATGCTTATGGCGTTATGCGTTTCACACCAAACCGCTTGATGGTTGCTCCTTCAGGTGGAACAAACGGCATCGACTTCGCTGGATTACTTGGCGCAGTAGCAGATGGTCGTCCACTATTTGCAGCAGCAGCTCCTCAAAACGCAGCTGGTTTAATTTCACAAGGTTCAACAGCAGGAACAGTCGCAGGACTTGACCTAGTTGTAGATCCTAACTACACAGGTGATAATGCCAATGCTAAGCACGCATTAGTTTACCCATCAGCAGCAATGCGATTCCACGAGTCAAGCCTTTTTGACATTCGTGCAAACATCGTTGCTAACGGACGTGTGGAAATTGGTCTTTACGGATATGCAGCAGTAGTTAACCGCTACCCAGCAGCATTCCGCAAGTTATCAGTAGCCTAAATCAAATAAGTGCCGGGGGTTGCTCCCGATCTCCGGCATCTTTGTAATGGGAGTTAAGGAGAAGACATGCCAACAATTATTACTGCCACTGAGTTAAGAGCAGTGCTTGGTGTGTCTTCTGCCTTATACAATGACAGCTATCTAAATGAAATAATAGATACTAGTGAAGCGATTATCCTTCCAATGTTGGTTTCATTTAAAAGCCCTATTCAAGAAGCTGCTTTAGAAGATAACGTAGCAACATTCACAACTTTGGGCATTCATGAATTTACAGAAGGTCAATCAGTAATCATTACAGGATGCGGAACACCTTACAATGGCACACGCACAATCTTGGCAGATAATCTTGGACAATATACATTCTCATGCGCCATTACAAACGCAGATGTTGCGAGCGCAAATATCATCCCATCAGGAATTGCAACATTATCAAGTGCTTCAACTTATATTGGCAACCAACCAGTTCGCTCAGCGGTATTCGTAGTTTCTTTAGAAGTATTCCAATCTCGCCTTGCAGGAGGAGGTCAGATCGAAGGCGTTGATTTTACTGCAACTCCGTTCAGGATGGGCCGAAGCCTCTTCAATCGCTGTGTTGGGCTCTTAGGGCCTTTTATTGATATTGAAAGCATGGCTCAATAATGTCATCAACAATTCTTTCAACAGTCAGACAACCACTTGCCACAGCTCTCGGTTCAGTAGCAGGAAATGTTTACAGTTTCGTGCCCGAGTCCGTAATACCTCCAGCAGTGGTTTTGGTTCCAGATTCGCCGTACCTTGAATTAGAAACAATTAGCAAATCTTTAGTTCGCACAAAGATCAATATGACAATTTCAGTCGCAGTTGCTTACAACTCAAATCCAGCAAGCCTGGACAATATTGAGCAACTTATTATGAGTGTTCTCAAGGTAATTCCATCAGGATATATCGTGAGTTCGGTCGAAAGACCAACAATTACACAAGTTGGAGCATCAACGCTGCTTATCGCAGATGTTCGAGTTTCTACCTACTACACACAAACCGCATAAGGAGAAATCATGGCAACCGTAGTTATTACCGGTCGTGATGTTTCGTTGTCTTTCACAGGTGGAACAGACATCGAAGCACAAGCGACAAACGCAGTTCTAACCAAAGAGTTTGATCGTCAAACTTATCAAACACTTGATGGTGAGGCTTACAAAGTGGTCAATTCGACTGGATCATTCCAGTTAGATATGTTGGCAGATTGGGGTAAGGCTAACTCAGTTTGTGAAGCACTTTGGACTGCTTGCGACACAGCACCAAACTCAGAAATTAGCATTACACTTACAGCTGCAACTGGAGCATCTTTCGTGTTCCCAGTATTGCCAGTTTACCCAACCGCAGGTGGCTCAGGAGTAGATGCTCAAACAGTATCTTTCACATTCCCAGTCGCACGTGGTGAAGTTGCTGAAACATTTAGTTAAGAAATAAAACGGGAGCAAACAAAATGAAACTACCAATAACAATTGAATATAACTCAGGTGAGCAAGCGACTTACATAGCCCAACCAGCTGAGTGGGCGAAATGGGAGAAGCAGACAGGAAATACGATTGGACAAGCCAAAGAAAAGATCGGCATGTGGGATCTTATGTTTTTGGCTTATCATGCTCATAAGCGTGCAATTGCTGGAGACAAACCAGTCAAGCCAATGGATGCCTGGATGGAAACAGTTGCCGATGTAATTGTCGGTGATGCGGATGACCCAAAAGTCATCCAGAAGGAAGCGTAAGCCGATTACTTGTTGCGGTGGCAATAGCCACCCACATACCAATGAGTGAATGGACAAGCGCAGAAGATTTATTAACTGCAGTCGAAATTTTAAAGGAGCGAGGAAATGGCTAATGATTCCAAAATTGCCTATGACAAATCCGACCTCCGGGATGTTTACAAAGCGTTCAAACTTATGGACGATCAAGCAACGGATGAAGCAAGAAGGCAATCTGCTGCTTTGGCGTATTTTGCATCAGAAGAAATTAAGGCTGCAGCTAGAGGCAGAACGAAGTCAGGCGAAGTTGCGCAAAGAGTTGCGGACGGAGTTAGCATTTCGAAGTCAAGCAAAATCGGTGAATTTAGATATGGGTTTGCTCGACAAAAATTTTCAGGTGGTGCTACTACACAAACGCTTTGGGGCGGTATTGAGTTTGGATCAAACAGGTTTAAACAGTTCCCGGCGTTTTCAGGGCGAGCACCTGGCGGTGGCAGTCGTGGATGGTTCATATACCCAACTCTTCGCAGAATTCAGCCTGAATTAGTGAACAAGTGGCAGGAATCATTTGAGCGCATTCTTAAGGAGTGGACATAATGGCAAGAGATAATCGCACGTTAAAGTTATCGATCCTTGCTGATATTGACGATCTTAAAAAGAAACTAGATCAAGCCGATAGTACAGTCCAACAAAGTTCAAACAAGATTGGCGAATTTGGCAAAAAGGCTGCTGCTGCATTTGCGGTTGCCGTTGCTGCTGCAGGTGCTTATGCCACCAAATTAGCCATTGATGGCGTTAAAGCAGCCATTGAAGATGAGGCTGCACAACTTAGGTTAGCCAATGCCTTAAAGGCTGCCACAGGGGCAACAGATGCCCAGGTAAAGGCTACTGAAGCCATGATCCTCAAGACATCTTTAGCAACAGGTGTTGCAGATGACCAACTTCGTCCAGCCTTACAAAGATTGGCAGTGTCAACAAAAGACACAGTAGAAGCCCAAAAGTTATTATCCCTTGCATTAGACATCAGCAAAGCATCAGGCAAAGATCTTGAAACAGTAGCCAATGCTTTAGGTCGTGCTCAGGATGGAAACGCAACCTCATTGGGCAGATTAGGACTTGGCTTATCAAAGGCAGAATTAGCCACATTATCATTTACAGAGATTCAGACTAAGTTATCAGATTTATATGGTGGCGCAGCAGCTGCTAATGCTGAAACATTTCAAGGCAAGATTGATCGTTTAAAAGTAGGATTTGATGAAGCCAAAGAATCACTGGGTGTTGCTTTATTGCCACAAGTGGAAAAGTTTATTACCTTTTTAAACGATACAGGCATACCAACATTAAACGCATTTATTGCTGGATTAACTGGAGATGAAGGATTAACTGCTGGTTTAGAAAAAAGCCAAAAAGGTGCAGAAAGTTTTGGCAAAACAATTGCTTCTATTATTGGCATTATTTCAGGATTTATTACTTTTGTAAGAGAAGCCGTTGGTTTAGTTGTAGAATTAGCAAATACATTTATAAGAGTGGCAAATATAGTTAATCCTGGGGCTGATACTCCATACATTCCAAACCCATCAAATATGGAGGGCTTACTTCGCAATCCAGTTCCTAGCGTGCCAACACCTACTGCTTTGGATAGAAACCCAACAGGCAGAATAGTTAATAACATTACAGTTAAAGCAGTGGATTCAGAAGGCGCAGCCAGAGCGGTCGCAAAGGTATTAAGTCAATCATCTGCCAGATCAATCCCATCACTAGATCCAGCAAGTATTAGACGACTTCAATAATGAGCGACTTTACGCCTGAATGGCAATTATTGGTTAATGGCGTTAATTATTCCAATGTAGCAATCTCAGATATATCTCACGCAGCTGGTCGGGATGATATTTATCAACAACCAAACCCATCATATATTGATTTAACTCTAATCTCAGGCGAGGCAGATAACTACGATTTAAAAATTAACGATGGGGTTTCTTTACAAATTAAAGACAGCACTGGCAGTTATAGAACAATTTTTGGCGGAAATATTACAGACATAACTACCTCGGTGGGGGCAACGGGATCTGTAGGAACAGTATTTAGTTATCAGATTATAGCAATGGGTTCACTGGCTAAATTGGCTAAAATCATAACCACTGGAGTATTGGCACGAGATACTGACGGCGATCAGATTTACGATCTTTTATACAACCTTTTTTTAAATGAATGGAATGAAGTATCAGCTGCTCAAACTTGGGCTGCTTATGATCCAACAATAACTTGGGCAAATGCGGAAAATATCGGGTTAGGTGAAATTGATCGTCCAGGTGTTTATGAGATGGAAAACAGATCATCAAATGAGGATACAATTTACAACATAGCATCGGCCATTGCCAGTTCAGCCTTTGGAGTTTTATACGAAGATTCAAGTGGCA